TATCTTTGCACCCGCAAACGAGAAAGGTGCCATAGCTCAGTTGGTAGAGCAAAGGACTGAAAATCCTTGTGTCCCCGGTTCGATTCCTGGTGGCACCACTTCTTAAGCAATCGGAATGTAGCGCAGTTGGTAGCGCACTACGTTCGGGACGTAGGGGTCGGGCGTTCGAGTCGCCTCATTCCGACAAAATCGGAGTTAACTAACTGATTATCAGAAAGTTAACCCCGATTTTTCAATAACAGCCGGGACGAAATCGGGACGGCGGGTATGAACGGATTTGTTCTCGCAAGGTGCGAAAACAAATAAAAAAAAATGTCTTCACTTAAGGAAATTCAAGGTTTCACTCCTCCAGTCCTACATACTGGAAATGATTGGTACATTGACTTCTATGCTTTCGATCCAGCCAAAGGAGGAATGCGACGAAAAAAAATCAAACTTAATTTTATTAAGAAAGCCAACGAAAGGCGAAAGTACGCAAGGGACTACATGATTCGAATATCGGAGAAGCTTTCACTCGGATGGAATCCCTGGATTGAGCAGGAACAGGGAAACGCCTATTTGTTATTCAAGGATATTATTGATAAGTATCGCACTTATATCTATAAAATGCTACGTGATGGTAACTACCGCCCGGAAACCTTAAAATCCTATTCTTCCTATCTTCACAACATGGACATATATAATAAAGGAAGAGAAGTCCCCATTACCTACATCTATCAATTCAACAAAGATTTTTGTGTCATGCTCCTGGAAGAAGTATATATAACTAGAGATAACACTGCTTTTACTCGAGACAACTATCTGGGTTTCTTAAGATCGTTCTCATCTTATTGCCTGGAACGAAACTATCTCAGCAGAAATCCGACTGAAGGAATTAGTGTCATTGGTCGAAAAGGAAAAAAGAAGATCCGGACACAACTGAAGAAAGAAGAACTAGTTAAATTGACAGAATATCTCAAGGAGAAGAATCCGCATTTCCTTTTAGCAAGCTATATATTATATTACTGCTTCATCCGACCGGCCGAGATGAGCAAACTTAAACTTTCTAACATAAGCTTGGCCAGACAAACTATATTTCTTCCAGATACGATATCAAAGAATAAAAAGGATGGGACCATTACGCTACCGGCGAAAGTCATCCATTTAATGCTAGATCTCAAAATCTTTAATATGCCAAATGACTGTTTCTTATTCTCCGACGGATTCAAACCAGGAATGAAACAAAAATCAGAAAAGATGTTTAGGGACTGGTGGTCACGCCATGTCCGGATTGATCTAAAATTTCCTGACCGATATAAGTTCTATTCCCTCAAGGATACTGGTATTACCAATATGCTACGGCATTATGACACATTGAGCGTTCGTGATCAGGCAAGACATAGCAGCATACTTATGACTGATATCTACACTCCACATGATATTCAAGAGGCAAATACTCTAATCAAGAATTATGAAGATGCATTTTAAAAATGATACTCCGGGGATGATCCGGAGTATCATTTTTTTGTTCCAAATATTTAAATCTTGAACCTACCGTCCTACTGTCCTACAGATTTAGATAAAGCCTCATTAACTGCAATCTGTACAACTGCGACAAAGTTAGTTCTTACGTATTCTTTGATACGTTCCGCCTGCTCCGTAGACAACTCTACCTCACCGTTTTTATAGATGGTTTGAGCTAGTTCCAATTCGCCCAGATCAGCGGTTTTCTGATAGATAGTATTACCTAACACTTTACTGAAATCGAAAGGTACGAAAGCACCTTCAATGTCTTTTAATTGAATATTTCTAAAGTCTATTTTCATAATTTTTCTATATTTAAAATTATTATCCCCAATATGCATTAAATAAAATTCCGTCTTTGAATTGTAATACACGAGTCTGCTGCCTTCCATTATTCCAAACGGCGGCACAACTGAAGAATTCATCAATTCCCCTTTGCCCATTAACAATAAGACCTCCATTGAGAGAAAGTGCAATGTTATCACGTCCACCTGACACGTTAACTACAAGTCCTCTATTCGTGCCATAGGGGTTATTTCGGGTATCAATAAAGCGACCGAGATAATCAATCCCCATTGAACTGAATGGCCCAACAATGACCTGTCTATCCCCTTTATTGAAGCCAATCATGTCGTCATAAAGAAACATATTGTTTGAACCTACACCATCGACAGAACCAGTTCCGATACTACTGGAGGAGATTGCAAAGCCGCCAATAGTACCTTCGGTCGCAGCTAACTTCTTGGCCACAATATTGTCAACGTCAATAAAATCTACTTTTATGCGACTCTTTCCATCAGTACCAGTTGTGAACATTGCCATTTCCTCACCAGAATTACTCTGCATGAGTATCGTATCTGCTGTTAGTACAATTTTATTTCGTGTGATATCAATACCTGTCTTGATTAATTCCTTGGCAAGTCCGCTTAATCTCTTGATAGAGACATTGCGAAGGTAACCGGTCCCAGTATTAGGGGATACGGTAAACGTTAACCGAGGGATTGAAGCGATGCTTTTAACCAGGAATGATTTCGTAACCGTTATCCATTTATTGAGTTCCGACGATGCAAATGCTTTCTGCCCGGAATTGCCGTCAATCGCATAAGCGAAGTTTAACGATGTTGTATCGGCGTATACTTCGAAATTCAATTGATATTCATCGCCAACATGCATGTCACTTACATACCGGTCAATATTCACCGATGTTCTAGAACTACGTGATATATTGGAAGAAGAAGCCACATAACCGGAAACCATACGGTACCAACCGCAATCACTATTCGAATTTCCAGAACTGTCTTTCCTATAGCCTATAATTATGAAATGTTGCCCCGGAGTTGCAACAGTTATAGATACGGTTTTACCGGTGATAATACCAGATATTCGATCCTGATAACTTGAATAGCTGGCGTTTGCATCATCCAGTTTACCAACGAACAAAAAGTCATAGTTAGGTTCCGAACTTACTTTTACTTCCAGTTGTACAACTGCATTAGGAGTATCAGTGTAGAAGTAGACCTTTTCACGCGTTATCTGATTGTGTGTGATTGTCGGCGATTTACGGAATAAACCATCGGTTGTCCACGAACCGTAACTATCAAGGTTAGTATAACTTAAACCACCCTGCTTCACATGTCTCGTTTTAAATTCAAATACAGGAAAAGCAAACTTGCTTGTATCCAAATGTGCATGATATCCCTGGTCGGGATTTGAAACGGTTCCATCGTAGTCGCTCCACCCGGAAGCAGAGATTATTCCGTTAAGACTCTCATCCCAACCGGGATGAGTTTCCGCCTGTTTTGAATAGTCACTATTCGGGACGATGTTATCCCCACTCTGCATGGTATTTTGCACCGCACTATCTATTCCTCCTACAGAAAACTCCAACCCGTCAGGATTAATCAGGCGTCCATCGGCGGTAAGTTCAAGACCAGTCACGTTGTGCCTGATTGCTCCTTCGGTCATTATCCATCCCTGCGTCTTCTCGAGGTTGCCGACAAAGATTCCCGAAGTTCCCAGAACGTCAATTCTTGCATTTTGAGCTAACAGAACTTCAGTAGCTACGTTAATGAACTCGTTGAATACAGTCCACTTTGTAACATCAAATGAATTCCCAGAAGTATGGTCTGTCCGGCAGATATAGGTATTACTGTTGTATATGACCGTATCCCGGTACTGTGAATTATTGGTATAGGAAGTGTTTGCCTTCCACACCCCACGGGGACGGAGAAGCGCTCCGGTCAAACCAGTTTCTCCCTTTCCTCCATCTATCGCACCAATACGAACGGTAGTCCATGAAACGGGTGACGTAGCCGGAGGGATAACCACGCCCGTGCGCATCCACAAATATTCGTTTGTACCACAAGTGGGCGGTGTCTTACTCCACCCGCTTGTAGGCGCAATCGTGCCAGATGTAGACTTGGCGTATTCTTCAACAGAATATTGTCCGTCCTTTACTACGCTAATCGTTATTTGTCCTCTTGCTACTATCATGCTCTTATTTCAATGAAAGTTCAACGACGAATGTCGCCTTTACATCTACTTCGGACGCCGCAACTGTGATTGTCTTTCCGGTCTTTACCCCACTCGTTCCCCAAACGGTATCCTGCGTACCATCCTTCTTGTACTTTTTCCAGGAGAAAGTAAATTTAGTATCGGCGGCACTATCTGCAAAGACTTCTCCGTTCTGCCAAACCATAGCATTGATAGTCGTACTTCCTTGACCGTTCACTAACTTGTCTCCTGTTGTGGAAGACACTTCGATCACATACGGATCGGAAAGATCGGAGAATGAAATAATATCACTGACTGACGTGTTATATGTCCCACTTGACGTATCTGTGTCTTTGATTACACATTTAAACGATTCGAAATTAAGTACGGCACTGGCAGGAATAGATATTTCATTTGTCGTTGTCCCCGTGATGCCATAAGAATTTGAAGCTGCCAAAGATTCCCATGTGCCGTCCGATTTCAATTTGTGCCACTGATAAGCAACCTTATCGGCGTCAATACTACTACCACGCCACATATCACAATGGGCCGTCAATGATTCGGATTGGCCATTCTTAAAAACATTTCCTTTAGGAGCATACGCTATAGCAATGATAAGTTGACCGGCATTTTCTGTCTTGGTATAGTTGATGACAGATTTTACAGGAGTTTCCAAACCTGTGTCTGGATCAACATAAATACCGGAACATTCGACCTTCATTTGTGAAGCCGAGGTCATGTTGTTTTTGATAGTTAGCGCATAAGGTGCGGTCGTTGCTGCAGTTCCCCCGAAAGCTGTAATAGCACCACCATTAATTGTATAAGTTGGCGCAGCTTTTAAACGGCTAATTACGTTTGTTGTCGTTCCGGATACATACAATTCAGGAGTAATAACAAGAAAAGGTGAGGCAGTGTAGTTAGGTACATACGTACTGTTTTCCTTGTTGAAAATTTGTGTTAAAGGCTGATTGGAGCCTAAATACATGTTCATTGACTTCGCATCGTTCAAGTCGACGATGGTAATTTGTCCTCTTGCAATTGGCATAATAATTTATTTTAAAGTTAAACAATCAATCTGAAATATTTTACAGTTTTTAAAACCGAAATCTCTCGTTAGAATCTCAGAGGCTTGCTCAGAATCCATGTAAGGTGTTTCACAAAATAATAACCGAGTCCGCTCAACTCCATCACATTCGAAAATAACAAGATGTTTAAATCTCTTTATAATACAACTCTCCATAACTGCTATTTTTTAAAGTGAAACAATACAATTAAATGTGGCACGTCCCCAAACATCATCAGGGATAAGTGTTAGTACATGTCCGTGCCCGACATGAGTTTCATTAAATATCTGGTCTGTATCCGAATTATTACTTTCCTTTTCCCACGAGAACCGAGAAGCCGGAACACTATCCGTAATATCAGTATCTCCCTTTATCACATAAGCGGTTAAAGTAGTAGATACAGAGCCGTTCTGAAATATATTCCCGTTAGAACTCATTATATTAACTATTACTGCGTCCTTTCCTGCCGCCGACTTCTCTAACCAATCCGACACGCCTTCGCCCGGCTCTTGTGTTGTAGGTTTATCGGAGATACATAGCCATGATGCACCGTTGTGGGTTACTTCATCATAATAGTAATAAGTCCCTTCCGTCCATTCTCCCTTAAAACAGGGGATGCGGCTTTCTGTTACTCCATCATCGGAAATCTGTTTGATAACTCCGGTCATGTACACATTGCGGAGACACGCACTATGGCCGGTCATTTCGATACCAAACAATTTCAAGTTAGACAAGTCGCCCAACTGCATAGCGATCATTTCCTTTGTAATCTCCCAGCCATTTACACCCGTCAGATACCGTACATAACTTTGTGTTGAGTAACTTGACCTTTGTCGATCTTCATTCGTAAAGTTACCATATGCGACAAAATGCATAGCCTTACAAGGTTGAACGGTCGTAACAGATCGGAGCGCATATTTAAACGTAGAATCACCCAGCTTTTCAGTAATACGAAAATAAGCGGTCTGAAATCCGGTTGAGTTATTGAATATACCTTTGCAAATATCATCTTGTACAATGTTAGCAGTCTCTCCTGGCTCCAGTTTCAGATAAATGATACAGTTTTCAATGTCAACGGCTTCAATTATCCCTCCGCCAGGTGCATTCCACTCCTCACCCGAAACAATAGATATACGATTATATCTTAATTCAGGAACTTCAAGAAAATCACGTAAGCGAAGAGATTTTGCATCAATATCACCATTTGCAGTAATCATCCAGCCCAATAGTTTTTCAGCATATTCAAAAGAGGAAAGATGTCCATCAATCAATAAGTCCTCCCAAACTGTCACATTATCAACTGCCAGTCCATTCAGAACCTTGATACCGCCAAAAAATTCTAGAAGAGACTCTGTCATATCTGGTCGGTTTTTGGCTAGATACAACTCTTCCAGTCCATCAATCCCCCCAGCCTTATCCGCATAACCCGCTTTTATTTTCTTTCCTGCAACCAATAAATATTCTGCAGCATAAGACAACAATTGCAATAAATCAATATTATTATGTTGATGTCCAACGCCACCTCCACCTCCATAGTTTGCTGCGATCCGCTCCGCTATAAAATCTCCTAATGAGCCTGTAGTTGTTGTATTCCAGTTTTCTGAATAAGGATCCTGGATTGGGAATAATGCCCCCTCGGACAGTGGCAGGCGAGGAAACTCAATAAGTCGAGGGGGCACTGTAAAAGAACCTACTTCAGGCACTACAATTTCAAGTGCATCAGTAGGAGCATCTAACCTCTGCAGGTTCAGGAATGGTTTAGCATCAGCGAATTTATAAGTAAAAGTATAGTTACTTGGTAACTCTTTATCCGTGTATGTCACATTACTTTCAACGACAATAATTGAACGGATATAAGAGCCCGTATATACATACTTCTTCAAAGACGGGAAAAAGTCAAGTAACCAAGTACGTTCTTTCTTATTCAAATATCCCGTATCCTTTTGAAATTTACGAGCTGTATCAACACGGTATTCTAGAGATACATCATCGATCTCTGCAATATTATGCGTGTGTTCTCCAGTGAAAGCCGTAGATCCATACGCACGAAACGTATCAATGCCGCCAAGTGAATTCTCAAATAGAACCCATTGTTCGGTTTCTGATTTCATATCTGAAGCATAATACCTCTGTACATACGACAGTCGGACCCCTTCCGGATCCTCAACCCAAACATCATAATAAGCCGGCATTTTATTACCCAGTTTCTCTGCAACAGATGCGTATTGCAAAGGGATTGTATAAGCTTTACCTTTTGTCAGGTCAGCTAATACCAAATCACTCTGTGAAATGACTTCGGCAGATTCATTAGTAAAATAAGCATGAAGTTTTACTCTACATTCCCGAACTGCATAATACGTCAGAAATTCAGGAGAGTAGTATGTGACCGGTTTTATATTCGGTTGCCAAGTGAGAAAATTCAGAGTTAGGAAGTTTCCCGGAGTATCAGCAAGCATATCGACTCCGCAACGGATGGCAGTAAACTCCACTTCAGTACCGGAAAGGAGTGCCTTAAAAGTAGAAACAATTGTCTTCTGCTCATATACCATTGAAGTATTATTAAACAGGAAAGACAAACGAGCATGGATGATATCACGGATATTAATAGTAACGATTCCATCCGCACCCGGTTCGTAACTCCGAGCCACAATTTCCTCGTCTCCTTGAAGGAGCCTAAAAGAAATTATATCTGTAGTTCCGATGCGGAATTCCTTGATATTTCCACTCAATGATAACGAATCTGGTTGTTGGAGAATGGTCATAACTCTTCTTTTTTATTGCAAAATTATCAGAAGCATATCATAGATTAAAGGACAATAATTCTAGCTGTAGGGTGTCTTGACAGGACGAAGCCTAGCCACAACACGGTAATAACGTCGCTTGTTATCTCTACCATCCTGATAGTGGGCAAAAGATCGCTCATAATAATATCCACCCGCAACGACTTGTTCTTTCGTTGGAAATGGAGGATAAATATATGGGAGTTTATTCGTTCCTCTGCTATCCCCAAATTTAACCAGCTCCGCATTGTATTCCGCCTCTGATATTTCATAAGAGTTTCTATCTATTTTCCAACAGTTTGCATCGAGTGGAAGAGGGAAGCGAGATTCTTCAGCCGGAGCAATCTGTATAGGTTCATATAAGCGAGACGTATAGAAACTTGATTCTATAGGTTCATTATCCCCACCTATAGAATATTTAAGTTTATCAATAAATAGTTCCTGCCCATCTATTATCACCTTCCGATGAGCCGGAATATTCATTTTTTGGTGATCAGAAAGTAAGATATCCCCCTTAACCGGATGCATTGAATTACGTAATAAATTGTCATAAGTACGATAGAACCTTTCAAAGATGCCATCAGGTCCATTATACAGCAAAGAGTAATCTGCAAATCTTACGTTATTATAGGTATAATTGGTATTTGTCCCAATGCAATATCCATCAGTATATTTATAAACCAGAGACAGCATAGGAGCCTGATCCTTATTAGAGGCAATTTCTTCCTCCTGATTATTATCGTCCCCTTCGTCATCAGAGGAACTATTGACTATTAAAGTAGAGTTCAAAGATCGGCCATCTCCAATAAAAGGCAGATAGACTAAAGTACGATTATCTCTAGCGGCAGAAGAATTACTAGAATCTCGTGACTCATGCAACAGATAAAACATAGCATCCGGACAGGTGATCTTTTTCTCTTTCAATGTCCCGCCTGCCATGTAAGGAATCGTAGCAGAAGATATTTTTTGTGTTTGCATGGAATAGTCCGAATATCCTACACGATAATAAGATCCCGACATCGGAGCCCAATATGCATTAGGATACTTAGCTTTTATGGCGGCGGTCGAATCATAAGTGTCCCCATCCGCAAGCATAGTCTCTGAAGCTAGAACTACTTTTTGATATGTTGGAATATCAAATTCAAGTGGAGAAGTCAAACAGTTAGTAAAATCCGTTTCTGCTTTCATCTTAGCTATATCATCAAAAAACTCAATGGAGACAGTCCTATTAACTTCATCCGGAATAAACTCACATAGAAATTTCTTTCTAAAAACATCCAGAATCGTATTACACATGCAGTCCGGCACAAGATGGGAAAGCAGTATAGAACCATTCACTAGTGAATCAATCGTATTATTGATAAAAACCATACTTTTAAAAGGCTCTGTCATATCAAAGAAGTTTTCTTGCAACGTATAACCGAAATACGAAAAAATACGTCTCAAGAGATAGGGAGCACGAAGGAATGGAGTCATATAATAGCCTGGATCCAGTTTGACACTAATACCATCCACCTCTTCTATCCTTGAATAAGAATTATAGAAATCAAGTTTTCCGGTCGTATATCCTGTAATACCACCTGATGCATTCATAAACTCCATCTGGTTGATATAACGACGACTATTATCGAAATCAACGAATACAGGAAAAATTGCGAATTGAGTATTCTCATTCGCTACTAAAGACCTGCAGAAATCAATTCCCTGCTGAACCGTTTTCACTCCAGGTATTGTCTCTTCACCAAACATCTCTCTTAATGAAGCCTTAGATATTTGTGCCAAGAATGAACCTTCATTTAAATAAAAAGAAGTCGAAATTGTCTTTTTACGTTTGACTTTCAATATCGCTTGCCTACATGCAGAGAAATACTCTCCAGACGAAATTGTAGCTTGTATATCATCCGGGAGTTTACGTACACTAGTTATATCAGGATATCCCAAAGCTTCTTCATTATAATCCGAGCTAGGTATATCAACAGGTAATGTTTGTTCTCCCCACTCATTAAAGAATAGATTAGGGCGTTCAACCTCAAGTTGCGTACCAGGAGTGAGCTGATAAGATTTGCCAGTTTTTGAATTCGTAATTTTCATATTTTATCATTTTGATCCGATTTGACGACTACGATCCCGGAGTTCCTGCTTCCTTTCTAAATCTGTCAGCACAACGGAAGACTTTACCCCGTTCTCATTGATACCAATTATGGCATGAGCAAACTTCTCCATTAATTCCGGAGGCAACGCTGCACCACTTCCGTCATTTTTGGGTGTACCGGTTACTGGAAGCGGTTGTGAAATACTTCCTCCGGAAGAAAAGCCTGCCATCTTGGATCGTATAACCTGATTCAAGTCAAGTGTACGGATAGTGCCGGCCTGTTGCGACTTGTCAATCATATCAAGAATAGGGCCAACGGTAGGATTCTCAACGGCGGCATTACTAGCCACCCACTCTTTTGACTGCCCCGCTGGTCCTTCTCCTACGATTACAGTCGGTTTGTCAATAAAGCCACGAGCATCCGGATCATAATCGGCACCGGCAAACAACTTTCCATCTTGAGCACGACGAACATCAATCTTGCCGCCATCTTCACGACCGGTTGCCACACGCTGCCCGGATCCTTTTGAAGAACCTGTTCCTCCGGAAAGAGTCATGTTTTTAATCTTATTACGTTCAGCATTTGCGGAAGCTATCTGCGCAGCACCTGTTACCCCCATGAGCGCAGCCGCTACAGCACCGGCAATTGGTCCAAGATCAGCGAAAGCCCTCATTATTGAAACAGCAGTATCAGCAATAATTTGAGAGACTTTAATCGCAAAATTAACATCGGCATATTTCTTCTGAATATCCAGTTTCTTTTGCGCTTTTTCTTTCTCTAAGCGTTCTACCTCCTCCGTATTACCTTGAGCAGCTTCAATCTCCGCATCATACTTGGCGTCCACGTTATCCATTTCAGCCTGTTGGAGTGCCTGAACAGCACCAGAAAACAAATCCGAATAATAATCAAACTGTTTTTTATAAGAATCACGCTTCAGATTCTGAACTGATTGTTCATATTCTTCCTGAGTCAGCGTTTCATTCTCAAGATGAGTTTTAAGTTGCTGCAGCTGCAAATCATATTGTTGTTGTTGATTTAGAAGTCCATATTGATTCCGGATCTGATTAATACGGTTCTCACTATCCTGCACTAACTGTTCCTTAGCTTTCAGGTAAGCAATATCCAGTTCTTGAGTATCTAGTTTTTCCTTTTCAGCAAGTTGCTTGCGTGCCTGGTAAGTTGCATCCAGTACCTTCATTTGCGCCTGCAAATCCTCCCCAACCGTAGTGAGTTTAAACTGACTTTTAAAATCTTTAGTCAGATCATTCATTTTGGTTTGGATGGCAGCACGGGCATTGGCAGCGTCCTGATCAGCTGATAAAACTGCAGCATTAGCCTGTTTTACAGCATCAGATTTCAGTTTTCCATTCTTTAGTTCAAGATCATTGACATCATTCAAATACCTCTGTTCAATGGCCAACCGAGTTTCAGCACTGGCCGAATCCAGGGAAAGTGTCAACATGGCAAATTGTTCCTGAGTCATATTCTTTGCAGCAAGTTCATTAGTTAGGAACATTCTTTGCGCAGAAGTTACCGCTTTCTCTCTCTCCAAATCCTCCTGACGCAATTTATCAACAGCATAGATCTTTTGCTTTTCCATTGCTTCTTCCGTATCGATCAGCTTAGACTTAGCATCTACGATTTGCTTTTGGTATTCAGATTTTTTGGCCGACTTTGTAGCATTAGCCTTAAATTGCTCCAGTAATTTGATCCGCTTATTATAATAGTCCAAATCAGACTTGAGGATAGCCTGATTAATATCTTCTTCCGCTTGTTGTTTTTCTCTCCCAACTAACCGGATTTGATTTATTTCCGCCTCATGATTTGACTCCTGATTCTTGAGTGTAACAGCATTCGGATCCGATTTATCTTTCTCTATTGGCGTTGTCGGAAAACGCTTATCATAGATTTCCTGTGCTATTTCCCTATATTGGTCCGCTGCATTCTTCTCATCCTTCAGCCACGCTGACAACATAGACTTATTCATGTTGTTAAATCGAGTCTGTGCTTCCAATTTCTTTTTATCAGCCTCTATTTGCTCATTAACTTTAGCTTCAATATCTTCTCCTGACCACTTCTTGGACTGCGCTTCAGCCTCTTTAAATAAATCACCAGCTTCTTTTATTTTGGCATTAAATTCATCCAGTTCCTTCTTATTCCACTTAACAAAAAACATCTCTCCGGACTTCCTATCAGTTTTCCACTTACCTCCCTTGGCAATCAGATCCTGATATTCTTTCATTGTTTTCTCTGCAGAATCCATATCAGATTGAGCTTGTTTTAGTTCCTCCCGATGCAAATATCGAAGACTAGCCTTCTCTGCTTCTAAAAATTCACGAACACGAGTTGTATTCAATGCTATTGCTACTCCGTACTTATTCCATTCCGTAGTAGCAGACGGGACAATAGATGATACCCGTTCGATCACTTGATTTAGTTCATCCTGTTCATCCTTTGTTAAAGATGTCTTACCTTTCAATTCTTCATATCGAGCTGCAAGTGCAGGTAAAGTAGACTGTAATTCTACCACCTTTTCAAATTGTGTTTCAAAAGTATCGGAGAGAGGTTCAATAGCTTTAGTTAGCCCGGACATAAAATCATTAGCCCATTTCAAACCATTTTTAAAGTAGGTTTCAAGTCTTTTTCCTAGCTTATTGTAGAAATTATCCATTGTGTCACCTAAGTTGGACTCTATTCCTTGAAGTTCTTGCATCTGTGTAGACATAGAACCGGCAACACCATCCATACGACCAAGTGATAAAAGATAATTTTTAATTGCTTCTTCGGAGTTTTTCACCTCTGTGGTAACCCCTTTAAAGGTGTACTTAACTGTATCTCCACTTTTACTAGCCTTGATACCAAACTCCTTCAGTCGTTCATTCTCCCCTGTCATTGCATCCAAAATAGCCTCAATAAGCTGATCCACACTCTTACCTTGCGATGCAGACAAATCTCCAATATTAATAAGTTCTGAAGTCGTTGGTTTTATTCCTCGATTAACCAATTTAATGTAAGCCTCTGTCCATTCAGCCAAAGAGCCAGGCGTGTCTGCAGCAAGTTTCTGTAACATTTTCATTGCAGCAGCAGCCTTCTCCTGCGATTGAAGAGTATTACGAAGTACAGCTTCATACTTAGCGAACTCCTTTCGAGTAGTATATGCACTTTTTCCTATATCTTTCAGATACCCTGCCAGTTTCACTGTAATAAACGCTACCGCAACAGCTTTCAATTTCCCCATAGCTGTTTCCATCGTACCGAACTCTGACTTAATATTTTGCCCGGTTCCCTTTAATTCTGATAGCCTTTGACGAACTGACCTTAACTGATTATTCAACTTTGCATACTCTTCCGGATCCGCAGCTTCCGACATATCCTCAAGCGTCGCAGTTAACTCCTTGGCCACTTTCTTGAGTTGCCGACCGGTCATAGCATTAATATCTAAAGAGCGAGTCAGCGTGCCGATTTTTTTGTTATTATCAGTAATCTGTTTAGATAGCGATTTCGTTTCCTTGTCTAGATTTTGATATTCTTTAGTATTCTTCTTTCCCTGAGCCTCGAGTTCGATCATCGCAGTACGACGTTCTTTCTCTTCTTTCTTGAGTTCTTTGGTGGCCTTGGTTAGTTCGTGAATTTCCCGCTGGGCCTGACTGGATTCAGCAGACACAATATACTTTATTTCATCTTCTGACAAATGCTTCTTTCCCATATTACCAATTTTGAGATTGTTCGTAGATTAATGCTTGTTCTAATTGCTCACGAATCTTATTTCTAATGGCTTCATTGTAGCCATAACGCAATTCAGGGAAAGTCTCACGATAAAGAACTCCCCATACAGTTCGATTATACAAAGCCAGGTTGCTCCGGATATGGCGTGATATTCGGTCGTTTCCCCGTCGATATCGAATATCAAGATAACGGAGATACGGAAAAATACGGATAAAGTACTCTTGTTTGCCTTCGGACTCCTGGATAGTGAACGGCCTACGCTGCAAGCTTGACAACAATCTGCCTGAACGAGTATTCAGGTAAGTACGAACAACATTCTCCTGAGTCTGATAAATGAGATTGATACCTTGAGAAATAGTATCATGCACAAATCGCTGTTTGACTAAATCTTCTGAAATCATATTCGCTGTTATTTTCAGCGAATGTAGCAAGGGAAAGATGGATAGTAAAGGACAAAAAAAATCCGGAGAGGAATAGTTTCACTCTCCGGAACTTGATTATTTGCTATTTTTCAGTTCAAGCATCCACCGAAAATCACATCCCGATGCTCCGGGACGGTTTTGGAATTTAAAGCCTGCATCCGTCATAGCCTTAAAGATATCATCTTTCGATATATTTGCCGCCGGATCCAGTTTCTTTATAGATTGATAAACTTCATCGGTCGTAAACCAGTGTGTTGTATGCCGGGCATCCCATGCAGGCTTAAAGGTTGTTTGTAAGGCAGCGATATAAACACTGACATCCGTTATCTTATCATTTTCCATTATTAGCCTCCTTCTTATTTTCTGAATCAGTTAACGCAAAATTTAAAACTTGTACCAAATCCACAATCTCGTCACGTGAGATTGCTGAAATTACAAAATCTCCATCACAATCCACTGAAAAAACATCCACTTTCTTTCCATCAGGATAGTATGATGTTTCTTTATCTACATGAAAACGATGTTTACTCATGATTATTGCCTCCTTTCTGGCATTTCTTTGCCCGATAAACGCAATAAGCAGCCACCAGTAAAAGAGGAAAGAAGATCAGGCCGAAACTAGTAAATCCAATAGCCCGGAAATACCAACGGTCAGAAATAGTACGCACTTCACAATCAGAAACTAAAGCACTATAATAACGACTTTGCAGATTATTAACTTGCTCTGTGAGAGCTTTGACATTGCTAGCGACATTGATGTCGGGAGCAGACACGACTGGCGTGTTGAGGATTTGAGATTTCATAACTGTTTGGTTTTTAGCATTTAGGCAATTTCTCTTGAACACAAGTAAATACAAGAACGGCTGCCATATCCCGAGTTTCGCTAAAAACCAAACAGTGTCACTCCGTAGAGCAAAAAAGTTTATCGGAAAGGCAGCCGCCTATATCATAAATTAAAATCTCTTATAAAAAAGAAGACTAATGGGCATAAAAAAAGCCCTTCGAATTTCGTTGAGCAATTAACCGTCGCTCTACGTACATGACTAACATGTTTGGTTTTTAGCTTTTGCAAATATGAGGATAATATTTGAATTTGCAAAAAGATAATCTATTTTTTATCGTAACATTCAATTATATCTTTCAACTCCTTGGCAAAAGAATAAATATCATCCAAGCTATTTATCTCATGCTTTGTTTCTTTCTTATTTTCATCAAAAGTAGATATATATTTTTTACTTATACTATTGAAGTACATACGACATATAGGCTTTCTATTATTATCGTCAAGTAGTATAGCAAAATAAGTTTGCGCATCACGATATACAACTCTAGAAATATCGACAACAGGGCGAAGCATAGATTTTACAATCATATAACTTTCAATTTCTTCTTCGGTAGTGATAATTTTGTTATCCTCCACAGAAGAGGATTCTGTCAGTTCTAAAGATTCTCCTTGATTATCCTTCTTTTCTACGTCAGCTTCCGTCTTCAAAGCTGATTTCAAGCGTTCCGAAATCAAATCATTAACATACGTACTGATTGATTTTTTTGTTAAAGAAGTAAATTGATCAAGAATTTTAGCCGTAATAACTCCATCATACACCTGTTTCGCAAAATACCGAACAAAGTCTGGTGAAGGATTTACAAACTCTTTTGCAATAATAGTTTTTAGTTCACCTGTATACTTCAACTCACTAGCCGAACTTAGTACATTATCAACATCAAAATAAGATTTATGAAACTTCTTCAATTCTTCAACCTGATTATCCTTCAAATCAGTAATGTCCACTTCTAAGAATGGCTTTTCATCCATCTTGTTAAGTTCAATCAAATCTGTATAAAAGCGATAAATAATCCCGTTAGTTAATAAACCAAATTTCGCCTTCGATACATTAAAGTAACGTATAAGTTGGTTATCATGCAAATTAAGGTCTTGTGCCCAATGTTTACATTCAATAAGAAGTACCGGTTCACCATCTTTCATGATTGCATAGTCAATCTTTTCTCCCTTTTTCATTGCAATATCGCAAGTCATTTCCGGAACAACTTCTAATGGGTTGAATACGTCATAGCCTAAAGCATTAATAAATGGCATGATGAATGCATTTTTTGTCGCTTCCTCGGTAAGAATGTTCTCCTTTAGTTTTAAAACTCGTTCGGAGAGCTGTTTAATGCTGTCTTTAAAATCCATAGTATTATAAATAAAATCTTCTGGCAGCGTGCGCCCACTGGTAATTGCTCCAGAACCTGATATTCTCAGATTACACGCTGCCAGAAGATTCAAAAAAAATTATTTTGGGCACTCCAAAAATGGTGATAATATTTGAAAGCACAAAAGAAAAGAGCACTTATTTTCGAATAGCCATACCCGAAATAATTATACGATGTGAATCCAATTGTACTTTGAGGTTGATAACCCCATTAGCACCAACCTCTTTCAGTGTATTTGCCATGCGCTCCATAGCCACATCAATACTAGGTGTTACATATAATTTTTTTCCTGTATATTGACTCTTGTCAATACCAACATACATATCATCACCACTACTCTTATTGGATTTTCGAGTATTTTTTGGCTCTTTCCCCTTTTTCACCCATCCTCCGACCTCTGTAACAGATACACTACCCACAGTTTTATAATCAAAGGAAACAGAATTAGATTCTGTAACATAAATCCCGTTGTTTGTAAGTGGAGAATAATCAAGAAAAGAAGAAAATCCATAAGGCTCCGGCATTTTGGGAGTTACACAAGCTGCAAATACCCCAATAGTCAAAATTAAAAATACTAATTTTTTCATTGTGTGTGTTTTTAAAGTTATCCTACAAAGATAAGATTTGAAACATAAGGAAACAAAAAAAACGGAGCTTTTTACTCCGCCTTACTCCTATTGTTTGTCATTGTACAATCAGAGTTATGCCATTATTAGTCCAGACTATATGGATTTAAAAACTATAATTTATAAAATTCACTCCGACTTATTCTATCGAATATTATCAATAAATTCATCTATTGATAAATCATAATTATCTTCACTTAACCTTATTTGCAATCTATTCTTGACATTCTCCAATAAATCTGTTTTTATTTTGGTTATTTCATATAAATCTTCGTGTACTTCATATTCAAAAAAAAGCCCCATAGATGACGTTGCAACCAAATATCCATAGGCGTACTCGACTTGTGACTCATCTCCAATCAATATTTTACTAAACTCCACTAAAGACACTTTTATCGACTTTTCATGAGCAATTGCCACATATATTAAAAGAAACAACCCTATTACCGAAGCGCTAGACAAAAAATTCTCTTCAACATCTTTCACTGTTAATTCCTTGTCCTCTATAGGCAAATACTCTTTTCCTATTGTTGCATTCCTTGTTATCTCCAAAAATCCATATTCGACAGTTTGGTTAAGTGTTTTAAGTCCCCCTGATACATTCTCAATATTCTGGGATATTTCATTTATTGAAGAAATAATACTATTCTCTATTTTTTGTGGCATCTTCAGCAACTCATTACTAAGTTTTTCAAACTTAGCTGACGAAATATCTAAAGATTTTATAGACAACTCTATCTTCGTTGGTACATCTTTTATTTCATCATGCAAATCCCTAGACTTATGTATCAAGTTATTCAATGATTCACTGGATAACACAGACATAATAATAGCTATTACAGACAAAATGATTGATGAGATTGTTGAAGCGAATGTAAACTGTGCTGCTAGTTCTTGATTTCCACAGTTAGCTAAAGAAAATTGAATTACAAGAAAAAAACCGATAATAGCAATAATACACCATAATGCTATTCTCTGTTTTTGCAACTTTACAATTTCTTCTGATGGATATTTCTCTTTCTCCATAATTGTTTATTTTATGTTACTATTAATTTTTAATTGAAGAATAATCAAGTTTACAATACAATGCTCACGAAACAATATATATATGATAAAAATCAACTCCTCATATCGTGCGCCAACCGGAACCACCCGGAATCCTATTTTACGGATTACACGATATGAGGAGTTGAAAATGTGGTTTTTACTTGGCAAAAACAAAGATAGTCAAGAAAAACGAAATAGCCCAAAAGTATTTTGACTTTTTTATCAAGATAATGCAGTTGCTGCATTATTCAATTTATCGGCAACATCTTTCAATGCATCAGATAAAATTTTCAATTCCTTTTCTGTGAAAGTTGCTACCTTCCCATGCACCTCATTTCCATTAATGCGTTGATGCAACCAAGAAGCTGATTTATCAAAATATTGCTTAGCAAATTCAGAGACAGAGATGAATGGAAGTACTTCAGATAAGATCTTTCGCACTTCAATCTGTTTTTTCATCTTTTTAGCATCATCAACCACTTGGTGAATCCGAACAAAATCTTCATCAATAGCCGCCTGCAGTTCCTGTTGGTCTTCCGGTCGTAACGAATCAAAGAAACGATCCATCTCTTGTTCCGCTTTTTCACGATCAGAACCTTTAGCCTCGAGGCATGCTGTTTTTAATCTGAAAAAATCTTCTTTTACTCCCATCTTACATAAATTTTAGATAAAACAAAATAATGAAGAAGATGAGTTCCCCACCCCGTCGAGTGGGGAACTCTTTTTCTACCGAGCAGATAACCTCTGAATCTCAAGCTTGAGATTCTCTATTTCTGCGTCGAGTACCGATTTTCTATAACCAATTCCAATGAGTCGGTTATAATTTCGGAGGTAGTAGTTAAGATTTTCAATTAACTCATCTACCCGCGCTTTTAGCGCTTCTTCATCAGTCATTCAAAGAGCTCTTTTGTTTGACATCACAAAGATAAAGAAATTATTATCACAAACATAACTTTCGATAACAATTTCTTTATCAAATTCATTATTTAACAGTTACATACCCAAAAGCTATTAAATCTTCAATAAAATTCTCCGGAGAATCAGCACGAATAACGTTTCCTGTTTGGTCGCGATATCGGTCGGCAAAGTTGAACATATATTCCTGATCGGTACATTCAGAATCAAAACGACTACCTTCCCGAAGTTTGGTTACAAAATCTGCAGCGCAGGTGGCGGTTATTGTGCCGCCATCCTGCAATAAGTAATTTCTATTATTCATTATCTACTAAGTTTTTTCGTTCTAAGTTTAAAGTATATTTTTTGATCATCTGTCAAGAAAGGCAGATTCTGAAGCGTTGTTCCTGTTTCAACTTTCGCCTGTTGCGCAAAGGTAATCATTCGGCCTAAAAAAAGAACCCAATTACTCATCTTTGTGAAGTTCGTAGAACCGCTATGTTGGCGAAATTCTATCGTCCGGTGGCGGGCGTAAGCTTCAAGATTTATTTTATGATAGCGGTCGTTTCCAAAAGCTGCTCGAAGGTCGTCGAGCGTATTTGCCTGCAGTATTCTTCTTTCAGATATTCTGCTTAAGCTTTTGCAATATTGGTTGTCTCTGCGTGTAGCTGGCATGAAAGCGTTTATTGTGTTCTCTATATTCTTATAACTAAGTGCTAAGTTCTTCCAAGTGTTCATGTTGAAATCCGCTGCATCCATGTGGACGTGTAATCCACAAGATTCATTAACTTTTGCGTTGCAAAGATCAAGTACCCAACACACTTTTTCAAGTTCTCTCAATCCGCTTTCTCCTTCCAATATTGGGCTTACCAGTTCAAAAGTATTGTTGCCATAAAGACTTGCGTCCGTTACCAATTTCCAATGTGCGCTTGTATTATGGTTGTATCCTTCAACTGCTACGTTTATTCCGGCTTCCTGAAGTTCGTGAGCAAGGTGATCGCGAGTGCAGTTGTACGCTTCGATCTCAATTCCGAAGCGGCGATTAAAAGTGTAGTCTATTTCAAGCAAGAAAGCAGCTGTGCTGGTTGCCGGAGCAAAGGTTCCAGCTTCAAGCATCTTTTTATATACGTTTTGTACAAAACCGTAATTTCCGTTTGTTACAAGGTCTGCAACCTGGCGGCGGGTTAATCCTAAAAGAAGCAATTGTTGTATCTTGCTAGTCTTTGTTATTCTCTGGTTTAAAATGTTGGTAATTTGCTCGTTCATAATGCTTTATCCTTTATTTTTGTACTTCAAAGATAACACAATAAGCCCGAACAATGTAGCAATAACCCGTTTATTACCAAGCAGTTAGCTTTGTTTAGCTTGAGCTAAAAAAGGATTAAAAGCAGATAGTAAAACTGACTTTTAAGGGATTCAATATAGAGAATAAAAAGATAGCTTATTCAGCTCCTCCATTCAATTTATCTCTGAACACTCGAAGCTGATCAATGGTAGGATAGAATGTGGAGTTTTCCCAATTTCGAGAGATTACCGCAATCATTGATTCAAGATATTTCCCACAATCTAAAATTGTAGAACTCTTGTTCAATTGATAACGTCCAGATGGATAAGATTTATTTTTAAGTGTTTCTTGCGCCCACATTAACAACTCCTGCACAGATTCGTGATCATAACCATTTTCCATTTATTCAAGTTTTAAAGTTATTGCATAAAAAAAGCCTCGACTTCGCTTAGTCGGGGCACATTCCACCGTCGTGGATTGGAATTTTTAAGATTCTGCAACAAAGGTACTACTTATTCCTTACCTTATTCACTATCACCCCAATTATTATTAAGGAAATGATACCTATATACACTTTATCTTTATGCAAATCCCACCATGATAGTTCCACGACAGTTTCTTTTTGATTCAGCAAAACATTAACCTTATTACTAATAATATCAAGTCGATTCGATAACTGCTGCAAAGTAATGGATAATGTTTCATCAACTTCTGTTCGTTCCTGATCCTGCTTGGATGCAGTAGTAGTACTTTCTTTGACCGGGTACTGTTTCCCGGTTGAATCCGGAGCAGACAAGTAAACTATTTTATTCTCAATCTTTAGATCACTCAACTTGTCGGTAGTAATCTTCGTTTGCTTATTCACGTTCATCTGTAGAGACTCAATCATGTTTCGCAGGTATTGGAACTCTCCGGAATAGTCAACCTGCTTTTGCATCTCAATGTTCCGGGAAGCCTTACAAGACGATAACCATATTGCTGACGTTAGCAATATGGTAAAGTAGATTAATTGTTTCATGGCCGGATCACTGTATTGCGTAAGAAATTGGAAAATTCACTTCGGACATCGAAGCAGGGGCATGCTTTGATATATTCCGCCGGTTCCACTTCCCCGCTGCCGTCTAGGTCTGGAGAAGTATCACGGTGTCCCAGCAGTTCAACAATATTATATTCCTTGCAAAGCTTCGTTACTAATTCACGCAAACTGGCTTTTTGGGCGGGAGTACGTGTATCTGCAGGCTTACCGTTTGCATCTAATCCACCGATATAGCAGATTCCAATACTGTGCTTATTATACGAAGACTCTGAAAATCCTTTGGTATTACAATGCGCTCCGTCTATGGATAGTGGTCGTCCATTCTCTACCATTCCATCAAGGTCAATTACGAAGTTATATCCTATCTGGTTAAAACCTCTTTGTTTGTGCATCCGATCAATATCTCTTGCACGTAAATCTTGTCCAGCCTTCGTTGCTGAACAATGAATAATAATTGCATCGATTACCTTCATTTTGAATCCTCCTCTTTTTTATTGAACAACTTATTTTCAAGCCTATTAAACCGATCTGTTATATAGACTGAAACCCCGAATACAGCCCCTGCATATAGCAAGCACTGCGCAAAGAGCCATAATACACTATCATGTATTTCACCATGTGACATAATGAATCCTGCAATTGCTAGAGCAGAGCCTAATATAAGCATACCAATAGCACTCCCATACTGAATAGCTTCTTTTGTATCACGTTTCATTTTATCAATATTTACAAGTTATATATCCTAATATTTAGCCAATCATTCACGATTAAATAGATGTTTTATCTTAAATAAATCACTTCCCTCTCTTTCAAACATCAATGTCCAACCAATCGAAGCAAATTCTTTTGTTACGAAAGGCTTCATCTGACATGACCAAGATAGTTCTTTCAACCAAGGAGTACTTCTCTGGTCAGAGGTCATGGCAACTCGCAACTGTTGCATCATACCAAGAGTACGCCTTGATTGTATGGCTTCTTCCACCAAATCCATCTCAGAAGATTTTGCAGCAATAGTTACTGCCATTTGCACTTCATCCTGGATACTATTCTTTTGATCACGTTTAGACATGATATTACCAATTTCCACAAACAAATATGTTCCAGAAACAATGCCATCAACACGTTGCTTTACAGAATCAAAACTTTGCCCGAAAATATAATAGTCCAATCCTTGGATCCGGGAATACTTTGGTAAGTTCCTTATTTCTTCTTGAATTGCCGCATACTCCGGAAGTTCACTCCGTCCCTTTGCAAAAAGCTCGAGCACCTTATTATGGTTCGGGAACTGAGCATAATATTTAAGAATCTCGAAAATCATATTATTTGTTTTATTAATGATATTGGTAAGCCCGTATTCTTTGCGATATCCACAACTGGCATTTCTGCAAATCCCATGCTTTGTACCGCTTCTATCAGTTTCTTACGCAAAATCGTAAGATACTTGATTATGTTCATTTGCTCAATCGTAGAAATATCTCCCAACCCATCATTGCTCAAGTTATACAGCGATTCGAGTGCGCCAGTTGTTATAGGACTTCTCTTTTCACTCTCACCCGCAACCAAGATCCGAAACTGTGTCTTTGAAAACAAATAATTCACAAATGACGAAAAATTAAATGCAATGCTTTGCAAAGTTTCATCGGATAGCCTTTCAAATGATTTAGCTAACGCATGTGCAGATTCCGACTCATACACTCCTGGATGATATAAAATAGAGGCAAGTAGTGGCAACATCTCTTTGCTACAGCCTAATAGAGAGCGGGCTTCTATGAACTGGAGTGCAGTAAGAGAACAAGTAAGTTGATTAAAACCAGTATCAATAATATATCCAGGATACAATTTTCCTTGGATGGATACATAAGGAATTAGTTGCACACAAAAGCAACTATTCAAAACGAACTTATAATCCAACTTTGCGAGATATCGAGCGATTGGTAACTTCAGTCTCTCCGGAGGCGTTTTCTTTGCTTTTAAATAATCGTCTTTGGATAACTCCTGAAGAGCAGCATCCTGATCCGGATACGTAACACGAAAAATGAAGTCTACTTGTTCTCCTAACCAGGCAAGGTTAGACCAAGTTTCCTCATCCTTACATTGCATCAACCGTTGTGAATCCCAACCCATCGCACGACAAACGTGATTAATTTGCAGCATCCCTGGTGACAGCTTCCCCTTTGTGACTAAATCCATATCTGCCATAATTCCCTCAAACAGTCCTGGAGTCAGTTCTTCCCATGCGTTTGGTATCCCAAACTTATCCTGATGTATATAAAACTCGATCATGGCATTAATTGTATTTTATCTTCCGGTCGATTAAAGGAAGTCTCAGTCTCAATATCAGTACTCTGCGGATCAGATAATAATAAGTCGATATCTTTAATCAGACCGTTCGCCTGATCCTGTAACTGTGCAGATAAAGAAAGTAGTCTTTCCTGTTCATCTCTTCCGGATCTGCTTACTTTTGAATCATCAAAAAGATTCCGGATAGTGGATGGAAATTCTAAAATATCAAACCTGGTTAAGGCAACGGCTACAACTTTTTTCGCAAGCGCCCGATTTATAAGAGATAAAACAGAAGGCTTTTCCTTGGCACGATCAAGGTAGCCAGCTAAATTTTCCTCCAATACTTCTATCTGTATTGGGATACAGCGAAAGAAGAAAAGATACGATAAATCAATGCAGTATAACAAATCGAATTCTTCTGTTGTCTTTATCTGCAGTTTATCAAGCATCTTATAATATCTGGTATCTTCCCATCCTATATCCTTTGTACTATTCAGGAGCGCAATGAGCGAATCCATTGCATTGTAGTAATTCTCATAATATGCTCTTCGTATGGCTTCTTGCTCAGACTTGTAGATGTCAATATTCGCTTTACGCTTACGAAGAACATCAAAAACGGTATCATTGGCCATCGTGAGATTAGCCAGTGCAGTCCGGAGATGATCGTATAAATCACCCGCACCTTTTTTAATGATATTATTATATACAGAAACACTCACAATATTCGCTATTCTCTTATAAGCGGTAACCGCATGACTATTAAGCAGCGAAAGGTTTGTGTTCGAGTCAATACCAGGAACAAACTCCGCAAATCCGGAGACATCTGTAAATAAGTCTTTCAATATCATGATTGCTGTTTATTTAGTCGTTGATCAGGAGTTACTTCTTCTTGCCGGCTAGGGGTTTCACGATAAAATCCAAAACGAAATCCTTTCTTGTACAATTCGGGAAAATTTATCTGAATAGCCATATTAAAAGGTTCGGAACAGATTTCATCATCCGGAGTTAACGACATTAAGTAAATCAAATAATTATAATAGACATCAGCACCTGACTTCGAAATGACCCCATCCTTGGATACACTAGATATAGACGAATCAAGACCAACAGAGGAAAGTAGTACTTCATCAGCACGCTTGTCATAAGTAATAAGAGCATCAATATACTCTTTGTACTTCAAATCTAATACCTCAAACTTCCAACGTTCTTCTTCGCCGGATCCGGTTTTAAAGCTAATGGTAGCATAAGCCTTTCCCTGATTATCCGTTCCGGAAAGATACTCACTAATGTTACGAAGTTCCTGCTTGAGATACTTTAGAAGATACGATTCTTTATAGGTTGTTCCGATTTCAAGCCCATTATAGGTCAGAAGAGATTCGTTTTTTCTTTTCCGCTCCATGTTCTCATTACATATTTTGGTAATTTGTGCACGCTTTGATTCAACCCAAGCATTCGGGATAATGATATGAATCTTAGCGGCCAGCGAATTTTTTAAGAAAGAGTTTATGTAATAAGCTGTATCATTTGAGCCTTTGATATAAGCTTTTGTGCCTTCATGAGTTTCATTTACCCCATAAAATTCACTAACCGATTTTTCGCGATGGTGAGATATTGCCGCCCATTTGATATTCCGAATATCATTAAGTGTCAGGCGAGGATAAAACAAATATTTAGAAACACCATAACTCCATCGCCCAACTGCAATATGAGTGAAGTCCTTATAATTGATTAACTCAGTAACAACATCTTTTTTCTGTGTAGCCAACCGGCATCGTCTGTTCTCCATCAACTCAAGACCTGCTACCGGGCGTTGTTCTCCAATACGGTTACCAAGCGTCATCCGCCATTTTACAAAGTAGTCACGGAAGTAATAGTAGTTCTTGATATTTCCCTTGGCTACTTCTTTGTAATCAGACTCCAGACCACGGTCTTTCCAGGATTCAAGCCAGGCTGTAATCTCCGGACAATCCACCCACTCCTTTACAAGTTTCCCGTCTTTTATGCTTTTGATGTATATAGCCGGGCCAAGTCCATAAAGCATATTGACCTGTTTGGTTATCAATCGAGGCAATAAACGGTTCTTCTTGATATCGTTCTCTACCTCTTCGCACTTCATGTTATTAGCTCCACGTGAACACACATTGAATCCTCCAATTGACTGCCAATTGTAGTCTACAGGAAGAATTGTATTTGAATTAACGAATCCCGGCTCCTTTAGCCCTTCCGTTGGATTCGTACCTAATTGAAAGGAAATGACATTACCATTCTCTGCATAGTAACCATAATTTCCCAGCATCTCTACACTATCACTCATAACCAGTCTATTTTATGCAATTTATATCCATCTTGAGGAAATCCCATGTAGCGAATAAGTATTCGATAGCACATTTTGGGATCACCATTCCCATCATTAAAGAGAAAGAAGTTCTCACTATCAATACTGAACCTTTCCTCTGGAAGTTGCGTTCGGAATGTACACCCTTCCTTCACTGCCAACTTCTCGGAAGCCTCCCCCTTTTGCCTAGAGTAAGGGAAGAAGGCAATGGTGAAGCAGCCATCTGGTAACTTTGATATCTCCTTTGCCCATTGCAGTGCACTTATGCCTGTCATCGTCGTTTCCATGCCCGAAATTATCGTTTTTACCCCCCTCCTGAAAGGACGCTCCCAGGGGGCTGTCATATTTCCTGACAAATGCATTTTTTTGCACCTCAAACCGCTTTTTCAGCGGGGCGTGGAGAATTTAGCCTCACAATTTTTCTAATTTTGGTTTTCAAAATGTCTTTTCCCTGAAAACCTGTATTTTAGATATAAAAACGATGTCAAAAGCATACTATTATACAAGATACGGCATTAACTATATCACTCTAGTATCCACATTATACCCCTATATTCTCGGGCAAATCATCCGGGATATTCCTTAATTCACCTTGTATTCTGTCACCATATAGCCCGAAAAGTAAGTAGATAAGTGCAGATGGAAGTTGTGTTGTTAGTCCTGCTTGGTGTTTTAACGCCACTTTAACTTCAGAAGATTTATCTAATTCAATACGCCCATCCGTTTTCTTTAAAGGTGATAGTGGAATGGCACTACAAAGGTTCGGACATTCATTCTCATCTATCCGACATACGGGTAATGCATTACTTCGCTCACCAAACAAGAGCAATAAAAGTTTAAATTGCTGCCAGTGATAAATAGTGGACTGTCCTTCGTTCATAAGTTCAACAGAAAACCCGTAACTTTCTAATTCTCTTTTCAATATACGAGCATCTGATGTTATTTTTTCAAGGTCTTCCCGACGTTTATTAGCTGCCCGGTCATGATAAAGCACAATCCGTTTATTAATTGCGTCAGTTCCGAAAAACTCAAAGATTTGCTTTGCCAGCTCCGGCTGTTCTGCCGGATAGTAACAAGTGAATTCTTTTAGGATCCGGAGTTCATGGCCATAATCTTTCTCTTGAGCAGCAACAATACTAGAGAAGTGTCCGGGGTCGTAACCAAGAAGAATCCGTTCCCGTTTATCGTAGTACTTCAGATACTTGGAAGTTAAAACAAAATGCTCACGTAAGTCTAATTTCAAGATTGATTCATAGCGATATCCATCAGAGAATTGATGTTTGTCCTTCCGGTAGTTTGCAAAGAATTTGTTAACAACCTCCTTCTTACGAATAGCACAAATAGAAGTCAGAAATTCATCAATATCAAGTGATTCAAGCTGCGTGCGAAAAAACTTGGGACCTAATATATCTTTGTTTGCAAAAGAAGAAGCACGAATATAATAACTTGCATTTCTACGCATATCTGCAAGACGTGGTTTCCAAGCCGCTAGGACACGTTTTGCTTTTTCTGTTTCTAAACGCAAAGCTTCAACGATAACAGGATTCTTTTCCTCTCTCATCCGGAGATTATTACGGTATATTTTATACAGAGCTGCATGCAGATATAAAGAGGCTGATGCTATTTCGTCAATAAGAGCCTGATTGACATTGTTTTCATACTCTTCATACCAATTATCTTCTCCTAAATCCAAACGAGCTGTATCCGACACCCCTGTTATTCCCTGATAATAATGGGACATACGAATAGAAGCCGAAGAACCACGTAAAGACGGGAACAAACGAGTCTTTAACTTCTCTCCTTTATTGTGTTTCATTTCCTCTACAAAGGCATGAACACCACTTCGACCAGCAACGGATTCCGGCTGATCAGAACTCACCATCTGAAGATGATGTCCATTACGAAATAAGATACTATGTTTTGGATATGCGATCGGATATCGAGGTTTTCTGAAATGAGAAGGTATTTTTGTTTCTCCCACGATGTAATCAATACCATATTCAAGCATGGAACGTCGTCCATCACCAACCGGTTTGGAAAAATACGCTTGAATATTAGGCCATACATTCGTCATTAGAGCCACATATGTTTTATGAACCAGGAATGAAAGCTCTCCAGGCATATCATTTGCGACACGGATGATACGTGGTCCCATTACCCCTTCTGTTTTACCCGTCGCACGACCGGCTTCTACAATGAGCACATTTGAGTCGATTAGATTCGCCTTAATCTGCATCGCATTTTGATAGCACTCTTCAAACGAAGCTGTCAAATCTAAAGCTGTAGCATTAGCACTAAGTGATTGCGATGATTGTGAATAAAGTTCTATACCCATATTATTCCCCCATCTCTTCAGGTTCTATAATTTCCGCTTCCTGAATATCGGCATCACGCAGCAAACGTTTTTTATCAGCCTTTTCAACAGGAAGAGAATCTATAAGATTGATATAAAATCCTTCATTGTTCTTACGTGCAATCTCCTTGATTGACTTCTTCTGAAAACCGAGATCTTCAGGAGTAAGATTCGGAGAAATAAGAAAGACAATGCCAAGATCACGATCCGCTTCGGCTATTTCCGAGGCCCTACGTCGACATTCCAAGGCCGCATTATAACATTTCTCCTGTGTCTTGTAATCTCCCCTTACAGCGCATAATTTCGCCAAATCCTCGTATTTGTCTGCATAATTAGACTCCCAAACCTTGATAGATACATTATTATCGATATTAAAGTAATTTATGGCAGCATAGATACGGGCCTTACAAGTCCGCTCATCAATATTAATCCGTTGAGAAGCATTAATCCTCTGCCGTAATAACTTGGCTGCACGAGTGATATTCCTCTCATATTCAAATATCTCTGCTGCCCATTGTAGCTGCTTTAAAAATAGCCGAATTTCCTCCGGGATCCCAGAACAACTTCCAGTCGTTAGGAATTCCGAAATCAGATCCGGATGTATCTTATCAAGGTGGTCTAATTGTGTCATACTCCAAACAGTTGTTTTCGCAAGTCTAATTCGACACGTAAATTCTTACGTTCTTCCAAAGTGTTAATCGCATCAATGTCTCCAGCTTCTGCCTTCTTCGCAAGTTCTGCATCAATATTATATTCTCCAAGAGCACGCCCATTATTATATGCATCATAATACACGTCTCCAGAGAGGGTAATTCGGACAATCAATGCTAACTTCTCCTTACCACGAAGTCCAAGCAGACTGCAGATGCGTTGTGGAGTGTACCCGAGTGCGCCAAACGTGCGCACCTGGGATACATACTCCTCACCGATTTGAGTAATCTGATCTACATCAGAGGTAGGTGTCAATTCATTTTTCATGCAATGAGTTTTAATGTTTCTTCAGTATTCATCAATTCCCCTCCACGGATAAGTCGAACAGGTTGCTCTGGAAACATAGCCCGATATCGAGATACAGTAGCAGAGACATAACGTGGATCTATTTCTATCGCATGACAAATTCGATCTGTCTGTTGGCAAGCCATAAGTGTAGAACCGGATCCGGAGAAAAAGTCGACAACAATTTGTCCTGATACACTGGAGTTGCATATAGGATATGCCATTAGTGCAATTGGTTTCATTGTGGGATGGATCGCGTTGCGTTGTGGCTTATCGAAGTTCCAAACTGTAGTCTGTTTCCGATCCGAGTTCCAAAAGTGACCGGCTCCCGGTTTCCAGCCATAAAGACAAGGTTCATGTTGCCATTGGTAGTCCTGTCGTCCCATGACCATTGAATTCTTTACCCAAACGCAACATTGTGCAATTTTAAATCCAACTTTCCGGAGGGACGCCCGAAAATTCTCACCCTCACTATCAGCATGAAATACATAATAAGAGCCACCCGGTTTCAAGACTGAAAACATGACAGTAAAAACTTGGCGAAGGAAAGTGGCAAACAAATCGTTTTCCATCGAGTCGTTCTGAATCGTCAGTTCATCTTCTGTCGCTCCTTGGTAAGCAACATTATATGGAGGATCCGTCACAAGTAAGTCAGCATATTGGCCATTCATTACTGCAGATACGTCCGCTTTGGAACGACAATCCCCACACATCAATCGGTTATCTCCTAGTAACCAGATATCACCAGGCTGGGCAAAAACGGAACCAGGAGAATCTTCATCACCTGAAGGAATAGAAAATTCAATATTATCTTCCTGAATGCCTTCTGATTCATGTTCCTGGGTAAACAAAGGAGTCGCAATAGAATAATCGACAGCTTTCACTTCATAACTGAGGTTAAAACGCTCCATCGTATCAGTATCTATATTGTACTTTTTAAAAAGTAATGTATCAGGATTCTTTGTGGCAAACTCCGAATTATAAGCTGCTATTTCTTCTACAGCCTCTTTTTTATCTGCAGCAAAGATTGGTTCGTAAGGTATTTCAGGTATTGTAAACCCTGATTTTCGCAATGCTAGTAATGCTTTGCGTCTCTGATGTGCATCAATGATCCACAATTTTCCATCCGGATCCTTCCAGGCTTTAAATGCATACTTGAAACCACGGGTGATAATAAGCATCTGTAGTTTCGATAATTTATCAGGATCCGATTTCTTAAAATCCTCCTGAAGCTCTAAGAACGAATCCAGCGGGGCAGTCGGCAAACTACCCAAATTAAACACTTCTATTAGCTTTTCCATAATCTATTTTGATTCTTCGAGAATTGATTTAAATAAGGCTTCTCGGTCACGAAACCGGCGAAGGTGTTCTTTATCTTGCGACCGTTTGTCTTTACGTTCAGGCCGCTTTAGAAAAGATTCGTATCTGCGAATGTTATCGGAGCAATTCTTATACCGGCGAAGGAATTCCAAGGGATCGGATGCTCGTAAACGTTTCAGTTCAGCTCTTTCCGACCGATGAACAATAAGCGGATGCTTATACCGGAACATTCCAGTATCGTTGTACGTTTGCAGCTCGGAGAATGCCAGTAAGTTCCGGATCCGGAGTTCAGCCATATCGATGACTGCACGCCTGGTTGGTTCCTTATCTAACAATTCATCGAGCTGCTTCATTTTTTTCCAAGTCAGCACACGATCATTATACAGTATCGTAGCTATTTGGACGTTTTCGTCTTCGAGGTTTTCCCAGTCGATTTGCGAGTACTCTTCGTGCTTTTGCTTTTTGGAGCTACCTTGGTAGGTTCTTTTTTTTTCTCTTCCTCCAGGGATTGTTCGGCCTGTTCCGCACGCTCTTCAGCTTCCACCCTTGCCTCTTGTTCCGTTTCAAGCTCCTCTTTCAGTTCCTGATTCTCTTGTTCTAAAACTTCAGCTTGTTCCTCCGCTTGAGATGCACGTTTCTCTGCCTCTTGCCTTTCCTGCTCACGAAGCTCCGCCTCAGCCTGTTTTTCGTAAATCTCAGCATCGATCTCAAAAGGGTTCTTTTCTTCTTGTACAGAAGTGCCCTTTGTCCCTGGCTCATTTTCCAAACAAGTTGCTGTGTTTCCGTCTGATAGAATCTCTGCTCCAGCACATGTTCCACCGGTATCAAGTATATTTTCCGCTCCAGCTTCTTCTTTAGCTTTTTCTATTTCACGACGATTTATCCGGATGGCTTCCTTTGACTTTAAGTCTAGCAATGTATAAAGGATGTCATCTGCATAACGTTGCGGGTTACGGGCAAACATCTTGAGTTTAGGATGTGCCGGAGCAGATACCTGCAGCAGATTTAAATCTGCTGCAGCTGCTGCTACATTACGTAACTCATTAAAATATTTAGTTTTTTCTTTAAATCCGTACATAACCTACGCTGTTTGAATTCGACTTCCAGAGACTTCAATAAGAGTGGCAGGATCCAGGACTCGGAATGTAATGGAAGAACCGGCCTTTGCAGTCCATGTTGCTCCATCTTCCAATATAAACGTCGTTCCGTCCGCAATTGTAGCTGCCTTATCTGTTCCACTACCGGTAAAGGTAATATATCGACCTTTATCATTATTTGTCAAACCTGATACTGTCTCAATGGCATAAGTGGCAGCTGTTCCATTTGGTATCTCATAAGAGTTGCTTGTAGTTTTAATAGCCAGATCTTTAGTCCCCGCTGCATGCACCTCTGCTGGAGCTTTTACAATATCACCAACATATTTATAGTACTGTGTCACAGAAGTACGTTCAAAAGTGAAGGTTATATAACGGCCATCTTTGTCATTTTTTGCTTCATAAGTTTTCAATACCATTGGCCTATCATATTCTCCTAAGATATACCATTGATCTTCACCTATCTCTTTAAACAGAATCACAAACTTGCCACCGGCATGCTCTTCTATAAAATTCAGAAGCTGGTCCCGCATACCTCCCATAATTGCTACGAATTGGTTCGTTCCACTTGTTGTGATATCACCTTTTTCACCATTACCCACATAAGTTGGAATATCATGGGCCTCAAAATATTGCATGTATTGTCCGGGAAGCATTGGTAGTGTCGCGACCTCACGATTAACATTAGGCTTGGGGAATTTCACATCCGGATTGATTTGATGAACATCAACCAAGTAAATCTTATAAGCTATATTAGAGCCATGAGTCACTTTGTCAGATACGTCATCTACGCTACCAATGGCCATCATAGAAGCCAAAGAAGTTCCTGAGAATCCTGTCATGCAAAACATTGAATGATCAGGATCCAGGAGCATACCAACAACAAAAACAATGGCAAAAAGAAGTGCAAGAGATAAAAAGAGCTTTACCTGCATTTTACGTGCATATTGATTCCCTTTCTTATAAGGGTTACTAATTTTTTTAGCTTTCATATAATATCAATTTTGTAATTAAGAAAAGGGGTAGGCAGAACTCCCACCCCCTGAAAACAAACACCTATAAAAAACTGAAAAGAACTATCTTACTCCAGGAAGATTCGGTTGCAAAACTGCATTGATTGTACGAACTCCCCCCACGCACCGTTCCAGTTCACGGAAATTACCATCTTTATTTAAAAGAACAAGGATGTAATCTCCCTCTTTTGTCGGAGTATAGTTTGCTGTGATATCGGCAAACTTTCCGGACTTAGAAATAGTAGAAGCGTTAGTTTTAGATCCACATTCAATAAGATACCCAACACCTGCTTTCGCATTTTTAATATCAGTGATTGCAGTTGCTTTTGTATTCTCTGAAGTAACCTGCCAAAAGCCTTGTTTCGCATCAATAACAGTTGCATCAACTGCCACATCGACAGAAGGTTTATTCATGAATATCTGCTGCCATTCATAGTTATTTTCAACTAGTTCTTCGTGCGTTTTGAAACGACGTCCTAAGAAAGCAGCTGCAGTACCTTCTTTCCAAGTTGACCAGCACTTTACCATCTCCATATCGTCCTTAGCTTTAAAGGCCATCATTTCTCCCGGAATATATTCTAAGAACTGGATATTCCCCGGTATATCGAGGAACATAAGGCAACTTTGCCCCAGATAAGGAAGCCATTTGATATGAAGTGTTGTATCAGGAACAACATTCAAATAGCTATCAGGACCGGTAAAATCAAGATCTTTGCCATACCGTGCCCGACAACCTTCTTTCCACCAAGTCTGATGCAAATTATTAAGGTAAATAACATGCTGATCCAGATCCATGTCCTCCGTACATTTTTCAATAATATCAGCAACAAACTCCTTAACTGCATCCACCATATTCTCTTTAGTGTAAGAGCGATAAGTTACATCGTCGTGCAAGAGAATTTTATTCTCGTGATGATAACGAATCAGCGTATAAATGAGTCCCGTGGAAGCATTCAGGAAATGAGATGGAACACCTTTTTCCGGAGTGGCGTAGATTCCACGAATTCGACGCTTGTTTTGTTCAACCTGGGCTGTTTCCAGAGTATTGACAATACAATATTCAATCAAAGACCACTTGATCGGATCAGAGCCTTCTTTATTGAGGTAACCAATATACATTCGTTCCAATTTCTTCATTGGCCCGAATTTCATCTTAATCATAGCGTCATCAACATGGCCCATCTCATTTTCGAGCTTCATGCCGCCTTTCCAGACTTCACCTTCTTGCCAACCTTGAGAAACTTCATCAAAGAAAGTATTGAACACAAGGTCATGATCCTGCACGCCATATCTCACCGGGAAGAATTGAGTTAACTCACGTTTCTTTAGGACATGGGCGATTAATGCATCCTGACGACGAATTACGTATTGATCACCGACTTTGGCATCGTCAACTCCCGAAAGATCCGTTGAGAACTCACCTGCAGCAAGCTTTACCGGATCGAGTAGATGATTCTTATTCAAATATTCATAACGCCGAGCAAGAGATTTTGAGAAAACAGCCACTTCCTGAAAGAAAGCTTTCTCTTCACCATCCTCTATATTAGTAGAGGAGTAATCAGGGTTTTCCGTAATCTTGTTCCAACGTTTCGACATATCAAACATAGGAGCTTCAATGCCAAACAAATGTTTTGCAGTAGTGCCGGGTCCATTAATTCTCATAGTTACAGGAGTTCTTACCACTGCAGATGGAGCATCGGCTGCAGTTTGATCAGACATTTGTTTCACTAAATTCTGTAATTCACCATTTTGCTTTACTACGCTCCTGGCTAACTCGATAACACCTTCCGGTGTAGCTTCAGGCTGATTAAGCGACTTTTCCTCCTTTTCAGCCGAATTATTAGCAACTGCAGGAGGAGTCACAACACCGGCCAAAAGCGATTGTAACTGATTCATTTCATCCTGCGACATTTGCTGTTGCTGCTGTGCCGAATCCGCCTCCATATCTTCACGAAGATTTGCCTGAAATTCTTTCTGATAACGAGTAGCAATTGCTACAATGTCTTCAGATGTTAATTGCTTAGCCGTTGCCTTATCTGACAGCTTCAGAAGTTGTAAGACATTTCCTAATTTTTCTCTAAAGTTCATAATTAATTGATTGTTAAATTAGACATACTGATTTATTTTATTTCGGATGGAAATGCTATCCAAGTATTCCTGCCCACGCATGTTTGCCTGAACGATGGCTTCAGGAAGGGTCATCATGGAATCAATCAACCCTTTATCAATCGAATGTTGAGCATCAAATGTTTCACCTTGAAATACCGGATCATCTTCAGGGAGATTGGCTAGTTTAGGACGAGATGATTTTACTTCGTTTAAAAATTGAACGGTAAGTGGATCAAGAACTTCTTCAATATATTGTTCCGGGTGGCCAGTACGCAAATCTTCAAATTTCTTATTCTTGAGTGGAGATAGACTCGATTTCTCCTGAATGAGTTTTATTCCTAACTTTTCATAGTAAGCAGAGAAGTCGTAAAAGCTGATCATAGTACCAATACAACCGATTTGATCATTCTTCGTTAGCGTATGTATGCCATTAGCACTGTGACAAGCAATGTAATAGCCGGCAGAAGCGCAATACTGCTCAACTAAGACCTCCACAGGTTTCTTGAGAGAACGCATTGTTTCTGATAACCGATCTAAATACCAAGCTTCCCCCCCACCAGAGTTAATATGAAGGAAATGCACAGATATTGAAGGATTATTCTCTGCAGCAATCAAATCCCTCTCAAATTGTTTCGAGGAGAAATACCAGGATGAATTAGATGTAATTGTACCCCATATACGGTGATAAGCTATTGAGCCTTCAGGTAGTTCCTCTGATGAGAAATCATTAGTCAGGCTTATACTCTTAAGTTCTGCAGTACATGCTATTTCTCTTTTAAGTTTAGCCACTGCTTTATCTACCTGGCCTTTATATGTCGGAGGATCCGATAAAAAGAAAAAAGATCCTGGCACTGGATTCTTTTGATCCAGGAGGGGAAAACATTCCATCATGGCAGCAGCATAAGCTTCTGCCGTGATGAAGAGTTTCGATGTAATAAGTAAGTTACGAAGAAATGTCCTATTCATTGTAGCGCATCTTTTCAGCGAAGATAGTTCGTCGAAAGAAGGCTATGAAGGACCGTTTACATACATGAAAATGGGGAACTAAGCATTTTACAAGATATTTTCAAAGTTGCAGTGTTCAAGTTTGCAGAAATTGAAACCAAAGCCGGGATATCATCCGTACCTATTACAACATCACTTTCTGAAGAATCACGCAAATAAACAATAGCAGATCTAACAGTGGAAAATTCCCGAAGAGTATCCACATCCGGAGTTTCAATCGTAATATCTTTGCTACAATCGAACAATTTTCCAGATGCCGATTCAGCAATAGTAGGAACAAAAGAAAACGGATCAGCAAGAAAATGATATTCTTCTTTCTTCATTCTTCCTATAGGTTTCACTCTTAAATAGATAGATAATTCTCTCATAATCATATAATTATTTGGTATTCAACAAGTTCGCCACACAGCAGACATTTTTTCGCCATTTTGGGACAAAAAAGGCAGTTCGGTCGGCTATTTTTCAGCCATTTTTTAACCTCTTTTTATATTCTCGACGTATTTTCCTTTTGCGTATATTTTCTCTCCACCGATAGAAGTTTTTTAAAAGCGCATCCTCAGAAATAGAATCAATACAATACGAACACAGGAAATGATGCACAACATCTAGGTTGTTTAAAAGGTGTCCATTCATATCATTTTCATCCATCGCAGTGTGAAGTTCACGGTTAAACATCCGCCGCACTTCTTTCTCTATCAACCGCACGGAATTAGGAGAAAGGAAATTATAAACTTCAGGATCCTTTCCAATTCGTCTTTCAGGAAGGATAAACGTCAGATTACCATTATCAACAGGAGATTGATTCTTTTGCCGTTTGGCCATCAACGTCCATATTGTATGATAAAGGTCTGTATTGTCTGGTATTCTGAACGCTTCTTCAGAACCATTATTATACTTTCCACGTAAGTATTCAGCCAAATATGGCTCAATATTAATACTAGTCGTAATCATAGTCTTTTCAGTCAAAGGATATTTTTGAAATACTTTTATTGATTTTTGCTTCCAACCGTCCAACCGTCCAACATCCCCTATTACCAAACAAATACTAGTCTAGTTATCAGCTATTTAATATTATAAGGATAATATTGAATGACTGTTGGACGGCGTCCTACACATCCAACATAAGGTTTTTAAGTGCCATTTTGTTGGACAGGTCATATTTTATTCTGATGGAATGTAGAAAACAGTAAATCCAACATGTCCAACAACGTCCAACCGAACAACAGCAATGTTGGATATATATATACTACTTTAATAAGATATATACTACTATACTACAGGCATTTAGATTTTAAAAAGTTTTTAGGTGTTGGACTGTTGGACTGTTGGACGCTATGTTTTGAAAATTATCTTTTCAAAATTACAGTCTCTTTGCTTTGCATTTTTTTAAAATTTAGGGGGGTCGGGGGATTGGAGGTGATATTCATAAATGATAGGATTGAACACTATTTGAAATGTCAGCTTTATTATAAAAAGAATACTCCTCGACCGGCAGAGCTGGCAGAGGAGTATAAGGCAGAAAATACATCGAACTAAAATGGTAATGGTTGCTTATTATTGTCTGCAGATTCAGAAGGAAGTTCACTTCCAGAACGTCGTAAATCAATATCATACAATTCCCGGAATATTTCATAGTTTAAAGCAATACAGCTAGAATTAGTAAACCTCTTCTCAATCTTTCGAACCATAGTATTATCAACCGCTGCGCCATCTCCGGGATTGCTATTCTCATATCCACCTCTAGGAACCTCTACAACTTCATGCCAATTGAAGCGCCGTGCATGCACACACCCTATATAACTCGGATGAGATCTAAGATTCTGCTCAATGGTAGATTGAGTTGAATCCTCGTTGTTATAAGAGCTACGAGCGAACTGTGTATAAATAGCACTCAAGCGCAAGAATAAGATTTTGGTTCCTGCAGGAAATGCTATTTCCTTCTTCTCTCCTCCAGGAGTCTTAATAGTTATTTTATCAGGTGTATCAATAGTGAAATCTCGATTCTCAATAATTGCCTTTGTATCAATCATTACATCCATTGCTTTAAAGAAAGTAGCAAGCTTATCAGTCTTACTAATCAGTTCAACCTGGAACTTTATTTTGGCACAAGCTATCTTAAAAAACTCTTTGTAGGAAAAAGGCAGATTCATTTTGGTATGGCTTTCGATTAGCTTGCATGTTGCTAAAAAGAGTGATGCTGTCTTCATCAGACGATCTATCTCACCGACATTGTGCAGCTCGATTTTCAATTCATCATAGGCTTGCTGCTTGAGCGTCCTGAAATGCTCCATTACTAGTGGCCTAAGCTTTAATATCTCCAAAAGTACATTCGAAAGCCCTATTTTGTTAGGATCCTCAATATCCTTGAGTTGATTAAACATATCAACCTCCTCCTGAGTACGATTCTTGGGCTTAGGGACCTCACATACTATGATACGGGACATTAGTGCATTATCATCTCTTTGCGGTGTTTCCTGCCCACACAAGACTACGGGAGCATATACCTTATCATTTTCTATTTCTTTGCCTGACGTACCTTTTCTTTTTTGCCGGCCATCACCATCATAAACAATTCCCTTCAATGCCTGAAACTTGGCATCGGATATATCTTTATTATTATACTCATCCAAGACTACCGGAACATCTCTGAAGGTGCTCATCAAAGTAGACATAGCAGCATCTGTACCAATATTGAGGTTAAAAATAGGCACTTTCGGAGATATGAATAAAGAACGAATGGAAATTGCAATTTGTGTTTTGCCTGAAGACATAGGTCCCATGAAAAAAGGAGCGGTGAATAACCGGTCAATGCTGTGTATATTACTACGAAAAGCGCACATTATAGCAAAAAGAATGGCCCACTTTCCATTATCATTGATTTTGTACACCTGATCCATCAGAGAGGCCCATTCGTCAAAACTGCATTGTTTTTCGTCAGGAATATCTTTATATACTAACTGAGAAATAAGTTCGTATTTATCTGATTGCCGGCCGGATCCGGCATATATAGTAGAAAAAGCAGGGAGGTAATAGTTTTTATTATTATGGGTTACAACACCGAGTTCATTGACTGGTTCAAAACGGGGCTGTTCATCCACGACGTGGAATATCCCATTTGAGAAGGCAAAAAACATATTATCTTCCCGGCGTGATGCCCCATCGGTTTGTTGATTGCCATAAGTCGTAATCTCGGAACAGGTAATAAAATGGCGGGACATGTATTCTCGTATTTTAGTCCAGTGTTTTTCTTCTCCAGACGTGAAGTTCACAGCTTCCAACTGGATCAGTTCTTCTTCTATTGTTGCTTTCTTCAAAAGTGCTCTGGATGGAACCTCAATGTAAAGTGGAGTCTTATAATACCTCCGATTTATCTTAAGTACCCGTTTATTAGCTTCTTTGTCATCTGAATAGATATGGAGCAAAGGAGTCATGAAAAAGTCTGCAACCTGCAAATGTCCTCCTTTCTCTTGGCGGAACATATAGCAGACAGGCTCGCCATCCTTATTCAATTTAGGATAGAAACCACACTGTTTATACATCGCACCGTATTCTGGATTATCATCAACATAAACAGGAAGTTCATTCGGATCATAATCTTCTTCCTCGTCATCAGCCCGCTGCGCATTGATAGCCATCCGAGATTTTCTTTTGGCCAGATATGGTTTTAAAATCTCGTTAAAGTCTGTTTTACTGAGTAGAAGGTGTTCGTGAAAGAATTTTGTATTTACTACTCGAACTGAATCCTCTGCATAACTAATCAGATCAGCACAACGCTCAATAAAAGGAGTACTCTCACCTGGATACAGTTTCAAAAATGCTTTATGCAAATAGACATAGTATTTTATAAACGTATAAATCTTATCTGACCGTTGGACTTCTCTGTTATAACCTTCTTCATCCTCCTCATCTTCCACTGGCTGTTCTCCTTCAGGAACAGTCACTGTTATATTTGTCATACCGGCACGGTATAGCATCGCCACAGCTGAAAGATAATCCGATTCATCACCATCTTTATTTATAGACAGCCCTTTGCTATCCGTTGTAAAAAAGGCACATTCACGGCGTATCGCCTGAATATCTGTCGCTGTTGGAACGCCATGCAGAAACAAAACAGGAGTATCTCCATATAATTTGAGGAATAAATCAAAGTATGGTGTAAGTACACATGGTTCTCCTTCATGGCGTACTTCCTTTATTAAGTCAAGGCCATAAACACCTGGTTTAACGCTCTCAATTTTAGGAGCATCCTTTACATTTCGAAGAATATCACGAATCTTACGTTCTATAAATTCTGTATTCAAATCGAACTTTTCAGATATTTTCCTAATATAATTCAATCGCAAAGTTTCTGAAGAAATACAGGCTATCAGATTACAAATAGTATCAAGAGCTTGTTCTTTTGATTCCGGATCATCAAAATCCTTTTCAAAGATACCCGCAAAATATGTGGCAAAATCAGTTCTCCGATTCATCAGCCATTTCGCTGTATTCTCCTTTTCTTCAGAAGCTATATTATCAGGATCCTTTCCGTCAGGAAGGAGAATACATTGCACTGTCAGTCCCGCTTTCAAAAGCTGCTCACAATTCCTAAGCGAAGCTTTTAAACCAGCGTCGTCCGAGTCATAGACAAGAGTTATGTTTTGAGTAAACCTAGATATCAATTTTACTTGCTCCGGAGTAAGTGCAGTCCCTGAACCAGCAATCGTATTTGTAACACCAGCAGCATGCATCGATAAAACATCAAATTGTCCTTCTACCAGATAGACATTATTCATGCGTCCAATCGCCCCACGTGCCTGTAATAATCCAAAGAGCTGTGATCCCTTTTTAAAAACTGGTGTGTCACCAGTATTATGATACTTACCGGCCTTTTCTTTTGGGACCACAAAACGTCCGCAGTAGCCTGTCACATTACCATTAAGATCAAAAAACGGGAACATGATCCGATCACGAAAGTTATCATAAATCCTCCCCTGTTCTGTTTTCTTCAGGACATCAACCTTCGTTAATATAGACTCGGAATAACCGGCTTTCAACATTTCTTGAGTAGCTAGATTTCCTTCAGGAGCATAACCTACAGCAAAGTCTTTTATTACCTTATCTGTTAGACGAAAGCCACGCTGATCAAGATACGCTTGTGCCTCTGGAAGATGTTTTTGAAAGAATATAGTAGCTCCTTTCAATGCGATCCGCATCGCTTCTATATCTTTCGCCTTACGCACTTCTTCGTCAGTAAGTTCCCTATTCTCCAGTTCAATGCCTGCCTTCTTCGCACACCATTCTATGGCTTCTGCGAACGACATATTTTCATGTTCCTGGATAAATTGAATGACATCACCTTTATGATCGCATACAAAGCATTTATAGGTTTGTCTATTTGGACTAACGAACATCGAAGGGTGGCTGTCATTGTGAAAAGGGCAGACACCAACGAAATTAGAGCCACTTCTTCTTAAAGAGATGAACTCAGAAATGACATCAACAATATTCAGTGCCGATTTTATCCGCTCAATTTCCTCTTTACTTACCATAATTATTCTTCATTAAACATATTTAATTGCCTTGCTTCGAATGCTTCTTGGAGAGTAAGTCCAAAATATTCGGAAAGCGCAACGTATTCTTGTTGGGTAACCTGTTTGCGGCCATAATAAATGTCCCAAAAACGCATCTGGTTAATGTTTACTTCACTATAAAATTTCCGTGTTGGAGAAAAATTCTCCGGATGACGAAACTTGATACGTAACATCTCTTGTACCAGGTTACGTTTTACCGTTTGGCCAACAACTATCTTCTTACGATGCATAAATAACTTAACGGCTAATGGTGAACGATTGACATGTTCGGCCATCTCTTCCAACGTTTTTTTACCCACGTTTTCCCGTACATAATTTTCTTCTTCCTCTTTCCACTTACCGTTGTTCATACGATTCTTTCCTCCATACTTGGGTAAAATCTTCATTAAACTCATATTCCGGATGCCTGTATATATAAAGGCAACAGAATTTTATAAATAACTCCTGATTATCCGACGGCACCTCCAATACATCATAATACCTGTTGATCCCCAACTTATCAAGTGATGTATTCACAAGAGCTTCAAATTTGAAGAATTCTTCCGGACCTAGAAGAGACAAATATTGATATACCCAGATCCAATTTACAATTTTGAACTTTTCTAAACTCTCTTTCATAGTTACAGCATTTCCTTTTCAGTTTCCTTCAGCTTATTAAACTCCACAATTGTCTGTAAAGGAAGATCATATCTTCTTTGCCGGGTGTTAGATCGCAAAGAAAAACAGCGGCCAACAGCATCCCATCGGAACTTCTTCTCTTCAATTACCGTTTGCCGATTCCCGAATATGGTCACCTTCTTAGGGATCTTAACTCGTCCTTCAACTTTACGGACTTCCTGGGAGTCTTCGTATTGCATAATCTTATCAATTACATACCCACATGAGAGCATGGTCTGTTCAAAAATATCCTTTGTATGCATACTCTATTTATTTAATTATTGGATAACCATATGTTATATCAGGTGGAAAAGAATTGATATCATTAGTAACTCTACTATTCCATTCTTTTTCCACATTAGAAATTGCCTCCAGAACCTTTCCTAAAAGAGCTGCTGGGATATCCTCACAGCAGGGATCAATAAAAGATACAAGTCCTGTCTCATCTATACGATACCGTACAAGAAGCTGCTTACGGTCATCTATTTGTTTCCTTCTGCTCATATTAAAATTTTCATGTATAATTTTTATTTTCTAAAAAACCTATCACCACTAATCGACCGTGCTGTATCATCGCCACTTAACCGGATGTACCGGAAAAAGTTTTGCTCACTGCGATGCCCAGTTAGCTTCATTATCTCAAACGTTTTCATTCGTCCTGTCAAATACATGTTGGTAGCAGCACTCCTTCTTGCTGTGTGACTACTTATCAACTCCCATTTTTCACGAGTAACAGTAAACAACTTCCCGCCTTTGGTGAATGAGTAAGTAATCAAGTCATTAAGGCCAATCTCTTTCATTATCACCTTCAGATATTTATTGAAGTACTGGATACACAAACCGCAGGGGAGAATACCGTCATACTTTTGAAATATTTCTTTCACATAATCATGCGCCGGAACCTTAACATCTACGTTCGTTTTTTTAGTACGAATCATGATATAATCATTTATTAGGTTTTGACTTGTCAACCTTGAATAATCAGAGTAGCGCAAAGCAGTCAAACAGCCCAATACAAACATATCCCGAATTCGTTCTTTTGCTTTCCGCTTGTCCTGCCCTACAAATTTGTAGTAGTAGATACGGGTAATCTCATTCATTGAAAGAAAGACAGCATTTGTAGGCTCACATTTCAAATCAATTTCATCATAGGTATTGTCTACTGCATAATTGTATTGCGAAGCTCTACGAATAAGAGTCTTTATTTTTAAAATATATCCTACAATAGTGTTATGCCGCAGTCCTTGGTCTTCCAAATAGATGATGAAATCATCAAGGAATTCAGCCGTTACCGAATTAGTGAATATGTCACAGTCAAACTCTAATGAGAAGTTATCAATGTGTTTCATGATTGCATCGTAAATGGCTGCATAGTGTTCAGACTTCCGTCTGCTGCGCTTTTCAAGAACTTCCCAAATGAAGTCAGTGAAGTATATTCCCTCTAATGGCTTCTCCTGACGGAAGTGATTAATGTAGTCCTTTCTCGCTGTGCGAGTCGGGACCGGTTGTGATAATTGTAATGCTTTGGTCGTATCATTTTAAAGGGTTAATTTTGATTCCATACTTTATTACCTTTAGGTAGAGTGTATCTACAGCAGGCTTTATTTGCGCATCTATCGTTACATCGGTAAATGAATCTCCAAGCAAGGTATAGTTCTTCAATTGATAACTTATTCCCTGTGTATCAAGCAGATTTTTGAATTGATCAGATTCTAATTCGTTGTCGAAAACATAGGTGTATTGTTCCATTTTTCTACTTTTGAATATCTACTATTTGAATATCCGGGCGATCTAATGCCCACGTTGGTAACTGCTGCATGACCAATATTATTTCTATTTTTGGCCAAAAAAACTGTTCACTTTGTTGGTCAAAAAGCATCTTGCAAAAGTCGTTGTTGATATTGGCCTCTTCTACTACAATGCACTCCGGTAGTCTTTCATTAAAAAGACGTTGCATTTCAGAAAGGGCATTATTACGATTTGGGATGAAGGTTATACTATTTTTTCCTTCAGATATTTTGCGAGCGTAGGTCGTTTTTCCTCGTTTTCCGGTTACTATAATTTTATCCATTTTTACTTATTTTCAATTATACTTCTTTGTTATCGTCTTCTTTTCTTTCCCGCCCATAAATTGCCCGGACTATTTCAGCAGCGTAATGTCCTATTATCGCTGATATAGGTACCATTAAAAACCATGCAAAGTCACTCATTTCTATCTTGTTTTACGCTATTTGACTTCTACTTTAAACGGAAGAGGATAACCGCCAATCAAACGATTGTAGACATCTTCCCAGCAGTACGGCATATTGGCATTATTTGCCAATTCCTTTGCTATCTCTTGTAATCTTTCCTTGCTCATATCTATCTTTTATTGCTCTATTATGCAGCCACTTTTCTTAATTCACGGAGCTTCCTGCTGACAGCTTCACAGAGAACCCGTGCCATCGTTACCTCTACTGCATTACCGATAAATTTCTTTTGGTCAGCTTGTGTACCGATTAGTTTGTAACCTTCTGGGAACCCCATGATTCGCTTTAGTTCTGGAATCTTTAACATTCGCATTTTAATATCCAGTATTCCATAAAGAGCCATGAACTCCTTTATTTTCACGGTCATAGGTGAATCGGTTTCGTATATCTCGTAGATAACTACATTTCCATCTATACGGATGAAAGAAGGAATGTCTTTAGGCTCTGTTGTGCATTCTGCGAGGTATGGCGGCATTTTATCCATACGAGCAATAAGAGTGAAACATGGGGAGTTTATGTTTCCTCCTGCGCTGCTATATTGCGGATTCACCAGATAGTGCCACTTCCGGTTAGCAGTGATTACTTGTGATGGAACTTCAACAGAACTGCCCGTATTGCCGAAACTGGTGTTCATTAGCCATTGCCGACAGGTTATTAGGTTATGTTTTGGGGTGGCAGTCACTGTTCCGGCTGGCTTGTGGATTGATGTACATTTCCCGGTTCCGTATTGCATATCAAAAAAACGAGTACTAACCAGCGAACAGCAATCTTTCGTTCTTATCGTTGGTGCGGGTTTGTCTATAGCCCCCGCATGATTATCCCCACCGTAGTACATGGAAAGGAACATCGGTCGTACATAGTTGAATCTGTCTTTTGTTGGAACGGTCGGACATGGTCTGTCTACCTGGCTCACGTTATCCCCGTTCCCGTAGTATGCAGCAAGAAAATCTGCATTGACTATAGCATGGTGGTCAATGCAGGTAATTACTCCGGCAGGACGTTCTAAACTAACATTCTTGCTTTCCGGATGCCCGCTGAATTGCTTTGACATAAAGCTAACCTTTGCAACGCCTAACCTATTCTGGCAGCTTACCGTTGGGCTTGGTGCTTCCAAGTCTGGAGCCTGATATTTACCTGATTGGTTCATTGAGTTCCATTTAATCATGAAAGCATCTTTTCCACCTGCAACGAACTTGATTAGCCCGCTATACAGTCGTGCTTTTGTTGCTTCTACCGGCTCTTTTTTGCGCCCGAAGATACTTGTACCTTCATCCTCAAAGTCCAGAACTTCTTTTACTGCTTTCCACTTTTTGAGGTCGGAGAACATATCTTGCTTACCTTCTTTGCAGTGAGTAGGTTCGGGGAATACAATAGGGAGTCCGTGTTTAGCAAATATTCCAAAGAAGCGTTTTCGGGAGGTATAGGCTCCATAGTCGGCAGCGTTCATTATTCTATGCTTAAAGTTATAACCATGGTTCTTTACACTACGCACCCATTTGGTATAGTCTTTTCCTTTTTGCATAGAGAGCGGTTTACCGTTTTCATCCATTGGGCCCCATGACATAAATTCTTCGACATTTTCGATCTGAATATAATCAGGGTCAATAGCTTCGATGTAACGAAACAGATGTTCAGCTAGTGTCCGGCTATCTGCATCCCGTGGTTGACCGCCTTTAGCCTTCGAGAAGTTAGTACACTCCAATGATGCCCAGAGAACGACTGAGGCACTAGGATATTGAACCTTACTTTTCTTCAAGTGTTCCAACAGTGGAGAAAGTTCCAGTGTCCGAATGTCTTCTGTAAAGTGTAGAGCTTCCGGGTGATTGGCTGCATGGCTGGCAATTGCGTTGGTATCGTGATTCACACAAGCGATTACTTTAGCGCATTGTTCGCCATCTATTCGGGCAGATTCAACGCCAGTACTTGTTCCTCCGGCTCCACAGAATAGATCAATATATAATAGGTTTATTTCACTCATTTCAAAATAGTTATTAGTTATACTGCTCTTTCTTTTTCATCCCAAGGATTCCAATCTTCCTCTATGGGGATTTCCTCTTCATGAAAATGCTTCATATT